TTAATTGTTTTTTAGTTCTTTTCTTTTTTATTCTCATTGCAATAGATTCATCTTTTCTATCTTTGTAACCCTGTTTTTTTTTCTTTTTAACAGAACCACCTTTTTTATACATTGCTCCACCTTTCATACCCATGTCGTCTTTGTAGTAACCCGACATCATATCTTTTCTAGCATTAGACATTCCGCCCATTGCTTTTTTTACTCTAGCGCCACCTCTTGGTTGAGCAACTTGAGTATTGTATCTTGGATTAGCCATTATTTTTTTCCTCCGTTTTTAAATATTTGCGTTCCCTTTATACCAAAAATTGATCCCACGACAAGGATCCAGAGTGTACTGAACCAGGTCGGGAGTGCCGCGAAATGCTCGAAGAAAATTTTTACTTTCTCCATAGCAACCGGGTTATCACTGAAGACTCCCCATGCAAGGACAATTATTGGTGCCGACAAAATCACCAAAACGAACTCGTCCTTATAATCATTTTGACGTGCTTCTAATAATTTACCCTGGTAAGCTTCCTCACCACGAGCTTGTCGTTCTGCGTGCAACAGTTGAGCATCAGACATTGCGACTTTTGCCTTCTGCTTGTTAGCATAAATTTTACTGCCAGCAGAAACGGCTAATTTAATTGCCGATAACCACATAACCTAGTACCATTTAGCTTGAACAGGTTTTTTTTCCGCTCTCATTCTTTTTGTTCCTCTAACAGTAACTGTTTGAGACTCAAAAGGATCTGTAGCTTGAATTGTAACACCACCTGTTTTGTATCCGTCTTTACCAACTCCTAATTCTGGTACAGCTTTTGGATCTTTTGCTTTTTTAATCATAGTTTTCTCCTTAATTTGATTTATATCTAGTTTTTCTTAAAATTTCTACCGAAATCGTGACGTTTACTTGCGTCAGACATCTGTTGTTTAGCTAATGAAACTCCTGCTCTTAAATTTGCTAATTCTTCGTTCTGTTCTAGCTTTTCATCATGTTGTTGGTCGTTCATCATCGCTTTCATCTTGTCAAGATTTAGTCTTTCTTGGCCTTCTTCTTCTTTTCTTTCGTTTTCCATTGCTTTTAGGTCAACTTCTCTTGATTTAATCTTTAATAATGGATCACCAGCAAACTCACCAGTGATTTTTTCCTCTTCTTTAGCATAATCTTCTTGCATTTCAGCTACTAACTGCGCTTTTCTAGCTTCAATTGCGTTTGTTATCTGTTGAACTCGTTGTTGTTGTTGCATCATTTGTGGATTTTGCATCATACCTTGTGCCATAGCAGGATTTTGTGCTCCCATTTGTTGCATTTGTTGTTGAATCATTTGTAATTCTTGTAATTCTTCTACAAATTCTATTTGAACTTGTTCCTGAGCCATTAAACTTATGTGTTCAAGGATATTTTTTTGCATTGCAGCCATAACCATAGGATTATTTTGTACCATATTTAATCTCATAAAGTTTAAATGAGCATCGATGTGTGCTTTGTGGTCTTGACCAGGAAAAGCTTGAAATGGTTTTTGTGACATTGCTAAAATATGCTCTAATGCAGGGTCCATCGGCATTGGTTGCGCCGGTGGAGGTAAGATTGCATTGACATTTTTCACACCCAGCGCATCATACATAGATCTGTACGCTTGATACATATTATGCATTTGAGGATTTGATTGCGCCAGTTGTAATTGACTTTGTGCAATAGATATTCTTTGCGTCTGTGAGAAGATATTTGGATCTGCTACAGGTAATATATCTATTCTATCATCAAAGTCTTGTACTTTAATTTCTCGTCTTGCACCAGGAACATCGTAAGGATAAACCGGTGGTAAGTATGTTTTAAATACTTCTGCTAATAATTTAAATTCTTCTTTTAGACCTACGTATAATCTTTTGTGAATTGCAGACATTACACGTGAACCACGTTCTAATAATGCAACTGTAGTTCCAACTGCCGCTTGTTGATTCATATCACCAACTTGCATATCAGATATTGCTGCAAATCTTTGACCTGCAGAAACCACAACACCCATTAATTGTAATAGTGTTGCATCTGGTCCTTTGAAAGGTAAAGTCATAAACTGATCTTTGATGTTTCCACCAGGCGCATCTACATCTCTAAACTCACCAGGCTGTAATGGTTGTGCATCATCTCTAACTCTAATACCACGTGATTTAAAACCAGCTGGTAAGTTTGCTAAAGTTCCTGCATCCAGCAGTTGTCTCAAAGCTGCTGTTGCAGTTCTAGTTAATCCACCAATCATATGAATTAAACCAAAACCATAAAAACCTGTACCTGGTAAAAATTTAAATTGTACAAAATAATTTATTTTATTTTTTCTAGGATCTTCTGCTTTGTAATTTCTTCTTATAGATAAAACTTTACTGTTAGCTTGTGCAACAGTTACAACATATGGAAGTTTGATTCCTGTAGGTTCACCATCTGCACCCATATCTTCATAGCCTTCTAAATCTAGATTAGTATGTATTTCATACAAAGTGTATTGGTCTTCTTGGCCATCTTTTTGAATTCCTTCAAGCTCTAATTTTTTATCTTCTAATTGGTTTTCTGTAATAGGTGGTTCACCTAATTCTATATCTCTATAAAAGCCATTGACTTGTTGTTTTCTTAATTCGTTTTCTGAAATTTTAATTACGTGAATAATTGCTTCTGCATCTTCTAAAGAGTTTGCGGAGTATGGCACAATCAAATCATCGGCTGGTACAAATTTTGATACCGCCCTACCTAAAAGATCGTCATAGTAGACTTTCTTAAAGGTAGATCCGGAAAGAGGGAGGTAAAAAAGCATTTGATCAAACTCTGGTTCATATTCTTTCATCTGATCCATAATCTGATAGTTCATGAAATCTTTTACCCGTTTTGCTTGTTCTTCTTTTGGAACATTTACATCGCCCATAATTTGAGTTCTGACTGGTCCATCTGAAGGAAGCAATTCTTTGTAAGCTTGCGCTTGAAACTGTGTAACTGATTCAGCAAGTACAGGGTGATTAACACCGGACGCACCTCTGAAAGGTTCTGTTCTTCTTTCGTATTTAAAACCTAAAAGTTCTAAACCATTTCTATATGTTTCTTCCCAATCACTACGAGATTCTTTGTACTCGTTGTATTGGTCAATCATTTTATTACCTAAAGAATCTAAATCTCCATCACCCATAGTTTCTGCAAGATTTGCAAAATGATCTTGAGAAGGATCTGCATTTACATTAGTTGGATCAAAAGAAACTTCTGCTCCACCCATCTCGTCCATCGCTACTTCAACAGGTCCTGTTGGAGTATCAATAACTTCTGCTGCTTTTTTGTTTTCAATCTCAACAATCTCTTCTTGAGTTTTGTCGTTGTCTACATTTGGTAATGGTTTATCTATAGTGGCCATTTGGCTATTCTACCTTCTTTTAAATAATGATTCAACACCTGACTCGCTGATATCAGGTATTTTGATTACTGTCAAACTTACATCTCCACCATCTTTAAAGCCCTTTTCACCTAATTCTTTTAGTTCTTCTATTTCTTCTTGAGTCATCTTACGATCAGTTTGTTGTGCTTTAAAATCTAAATAATCTTTTCTAAAATAATCTTCTAAATAATCTAATTCAGCAACTTCATCTTCAGTTAATCGATATTTATATTCATTTCCCAAATCTGCTGCTTGTTCTGCTTTTTGTCTTAAGAAACTTAATCTAGCTTGAGATACAGAACCTGCTTCAGGATCTAATCTGCCAGCTTTATATTCTTTAAACATTGCTGCTTTGTAGTCTTCGTCTTCTTTTAATATTCTTCTTGCATCAGTAAGTGTACCATCCCAGTTATAATATTCTTCTGATGGATTTAAACCAAATTCGTCTGCAAACTCTTCAATTTCTTCATTAGTCATTTGTTTGTTTGGATTTGGATTTCTTGCTTCAAAATCATCAAATACTTTTGATTTGCTTTCTACTTTGTCAGCAGTTGTAATTGCATCATCACCATACTTACTCATAATAGCACGTAGTGCTGCTTGTAAGCCTTTTGGTATACCGCCTCTAAACATTCCAACTCTACCGCCATCGGCGTTTAATGATCTATCTTTAGTTATTAAATTTTTATAAATATTTTCTAATTGTAAAATTCCTTCGTCAGTAAGTTTAGGAGTAGGTTTTTTACCAGCTGCTCCTTCTGCCATTCCTGATACCATTTTTGCTAAATTTTCAGCCATCTGTCTATCAGCGCCTTTAGCCATCATTGCTTCTATCATTTCCATTCTATATTGTTCAATACTCTTGTCTGCTTTTCTTATATTTTTTGCAGCTTCAAGAAGTTCATTGATCATCATTGCTCTTTCGCCTTCTACTTTTGTAGCATAGTCTTTAATCATATCAGTTGCCATAAGACCTTCTTTAGGAGATCCTTTCATAAATAAAAGATTAGGGTCTTCTAAATATTTTGAAATCTGTTTAGGATTTACCATTTTTAACATTTCCGCACCGCTTTTACCGTGTGAGCTGCCTTTAGAAAAATGTCTTAACATTTCTCTTAACGTACTTTTGCCCGCGGACAGAGGACCACCCATCCATCTTCCAACTCTACCGCCGGCTGCAAAACCTTTTTTACCTTTTAAAAACTTTTCAAGGTTTGTGATACCACCTGTAATTTCTTCTTGCACGTCTTTGTAATATTCATTACCACCCATTTTGTAAATTTCTTCATTCTCAAGAAGTTCGGTATATCCTGGACCTACCTCAATATCTTTTACAAGTTCTGCTCCAGCTTTTGTACCTTGGTCTGTATCAAAATATACAGAACTACTTCCACTGCCTATATCTACATCAACTGTGATGTCTGGTCTATCTGGATGTTTAAAAGTTTGAATTCTTTCAGACTCATTAACTAATTTTCCTTCATCCATAACTTTCTTAATTACCATATTAAAAAAATCTATACCTCTATCTGCAACTTGCTCAATACCCTCACGCGCGCCTTCGGTTTTAAATATGTTTACATATTTACCGATAGCTGGTGCACTTGCTAAAGCAATCAATCCTTTTATAAAACTTCGTCTATTCATAATTAATCATTTAAAAAGTTGTATATCATACCTTCTTGGTTTTGGTATTTGTTATATTGATCTAATGCTGATAGTCCTGCGCCCGCTAACATTCCATACGGACCTAATCTACTAATACCAGCAATTACTCTAGGGCTCATTCCCATTCTTAAAATTTTACTTGTTAAACCAGGTCTAGCTGTTCCTACATTAGACATATCAAATGGATTGAAAGCTCTTTTTAATCCACCTAAAATACCTACTGGTTTTGCATCTCGTACTACGCCCGACATTTTAGATAATGGTTCCATTAATGAAATACTTAATGCAGGTCCTAGAGGATCTGTTAAAACGTCTGTCATCGTTTCACCTTCTTCTAATCTTTTAGCGCCGATCGCCCCTTCGTATAAACCTGTAAGTAATGGTGTTCCAAAAGTTGTAAGCACCGGTCTTAAAGCACCACTAATTCCAAGTGTAGATCTGATTCTACCTCTACCTAAATCTCTTGCAGCTTTGTAAGCACCAGGTACTTCTTGTGCAGCAAAACCTAAAGATGTTCCTGCTGTAACTTTTAATGGGTTATCTTTTACGTATTGTAAGATTTGATTTTGGTCTGCTTTTTGATCATTGTCTGTAGTTACAATCTCACCTTTTTCTGGATTGTATCTTAATCCTGATAAAGCAATACCTGCACCTGCAGCAACTGTTCCAATTTTTCCAACTGTACCTAGTTTAGGAAAAAGACTTAATGCTCTTTGAGCAAAACTTTTTAAATTAGGATTAGTGCTTTGTGCAATTTTATTTAATGTTTGTTCGGGAGCTTTATCAAATTCAAATTCCATTTGTTTACCGCAGCCACCTCCTACTGGTCCTCCATTAGATTTTCCTCTAATTCCAAAAACTACCTCACATACATTATCTTGATTATTATTAGCTCTTGCTATTATATTTTGTTTAACTGTTTTTTGTATAAAACTAAAAGTATCTTTAGTAATGTTTTCTCCTTTAGAAATATCGATCTGACCTGTATCTACCACTCCTCTTAATTCTTCAATAGTTGGTGTATTTCCAACATCAATACTTAAACCAGTTTTATTATAAAATTTTTCTATATTTTTTCTTAAGGTTGGATTTAAACTTTCATATCTACCTTCAAATTGAGCATCAAATATTTCTCTTGGTGTTGCAAAGGTATTAGTTTCTGGATTAAAATTAAAATCTTGTAAAGCAACTTTACCTTTAGCAGTTGGATTGTCTTTATAAAATTGTTTAAGTGATTCTTTATGTTCACTTACTAAATCATTTACTACTGTAAAATTTTTATCTTTTAAAGCTTGTAAAATTTTTCTAGTTCTTTGACCTGTTTGTCCATCCCAAATTTTTTTAGCAACTTGGTTTACGTTTGCATCAATAATTTGTGAAAACATACTGTAAGCGTTTGCACCTTTTCCAAATTCAGAAACATTAAAATTTCCTGCAAGCATTGGAAAAACTTCATCAATATTATAAAGTTTAGTTAATTCATATTTTCTAAATTTTTTCTTTAAAGCGGCTGCTAATTGACCGTGTTGAATATTACTATTTATAAAAGGTCTTAATTCTTCTTGAGCATATCTATAAGCAGCTTGATACATTGGACCATAAGTTTTTTTTGATGCATCATACATCATTGTTTGCATTATTTTTTTAGCAAGAGGTTTATTAATTTTAATGCCATCTAATTCTGCCTCGCCGTGCAAAATTTTTCCTAATTTCATTAAAGCGTAAGAACGAGCATATGGATTTTTTTTTAAAAAAATTTCTTTAAATAATTCACTATCTCTGTTTAACTTACCACCTTTATAATTTTTTAAAGCTTGAATAAGTGTTTCATTGTTGTAAAGTTCTCTTACTAATTTTTCTGTTTCTGTATTTAAACCATAAACATTATGATGTTTGGCAACTGCTGCAATTAATTGTCCAATTTTTTTTTCATCTGGCATTTTCCATCTAGCATTTTCAAAATCTCCTTTTACTGAAGCTTTTGATCCAGCAAGCGAACCATATTCTGGAAGTTTATAAATGCTATCTAAATCTGTAGGTTTTCCTAAAATTTTATCTATTTCATTAAAAAGAGTTTTTATTTTTTTTGTTTGCTTAGGACCCATTGATTTAAGTAATAGTGAATCGCCCCTAGGTGACCGGCCTCTTGCTATGGATTGATAAGAAGACAAAGTGCCTGGACCATACAAACCTTGTTTTTCTAAAATTCTTCCTATATCACTTAATCTAATGTAATTATCATTAATTAAAGTTCTTTCATATCTTCTTATAATGTCCTTTAAAGTTTCTCCTGTAGCTGACTTATATCCTTGGTCATTAAATTTAAGACCGTCTCGTGGTTTAAAATTTTTTTCTGCAAATTTTATAAATTTAGGATCTTTTAATCTTTTAGTAACATAATCTGCTCTTTTAAATTCTTTAGGTTTATTATAATAATAAGTTGTTTCTCCAAAAGAATAAGCGTAGGGATGAGTTTTAGTTTTTACACGACTAATATTAGGATCCGCATCAATTTTTCTTTGTGCGTTTACTACTTGCATTACAGCTGATCTTAATTTAGATCCTTCTTCACCTGCTATAAATTTAATTTGATTCCACGTAGAGTATTTACCTTTAGAAAATTTTTTAACCGCAGGGTTGGCGTATTTTAAATCGTTTTTATTTAATACTGGAATTTTAGCTCGACGAGGTATACTTAATAGTTCAGCCACTATCCCCTCCCTAGAACGGATTTAATCTTTCCAATAATACGGCAAGTTGGTTCAAAGATCGCTCTGTAGATTCTACCTAGCGTATCACGTTTTTTGCCTTTCATTATTTTAAACATGTCAGCAGTTACGTGTCTGCCCATATGCTCTAGAACTTTTCTAACCGCTGTGTTTATTTTGCCTTCACCTTTTGCAATCTTAACTAATGGTAAGAATATTGCGTGGTAACCTTTTTGATATTCGGGACCGTAGCTTTCGTGGAATTTCATCCAGATTTTATTTCTAAATGAACCAAAACCGTATCTATCATTCATCATAGTACAAACTATTTTAGATCTTCCTCCACTGTCTCCTCCTGGGTTGCCCGTCTCGGAAACATTTCTCATTTCGTTTGGATTTAAAGAAGATATATTTACTCCTTTGGATTTTGCTCTAGAAATATTTGATTTATTTTGCTCTCGTCTTAAATTGTCTCTTCGATCATACAAAGTTGTATTTTTTAATTTGTCTGCATATTTAGTTGGATTAGCTTCCCATTTAGACAAAGTTTTATCAATTGTATTAATTCGGTTAGTAGTTCTTCTATTGTTTCTATTGTAATCAAAATCTGATTGAGTATTTACTTTACCTGTATAAGGATCTACCCCTCTCATCTTACCAGCAACTTTAGTTCCTAAAGATCCAAGACCTCTTTTAGCTGCGCTAGTCATTCTATCCAATTTTCCTGTTCTAAAATTATTAAATAAAGCTGCACCTTTTACTGCTCCTCGATATGGGCCTGTATATGCTAAAGACGCTATACCTAAAAGATCATTAAAAAGATTTCTTTTTTGAGACGGTTCTTCATAAAAATCTGCTTTCTCTAAAGCTTGTTGTCTGCCAAGTACATCGCCTATCGCGACCGGCGTGCCGCCGATCATTTCATATGCTCCTGTTGGAGCTCCTGGCATTCCTCTACCTCTGTCTGTAATACCGACTATAGGTCCTTCTTCTGGAACAGCTCCTCTTTCAATTAAATCTTCGTTAGCACCATAAGGATCTATGCCAAATACATTTACCGATTCCTCACGCAATGCCGGGTCACCGAGTTGATTAATGTTAAATACGTCTGGTGCCGCATTAATTAAATTTTCAGATGCTAGTTTTTGATCTTGAATCTGTTGTGCTTTTTCAATTGCTGTTCTAGCTCTATCGACATCTACGATTGATGCTACAGGAACACTAGTGCCCTCATAAAATTTTTGATTACCAAAATAATTAGGATCACCAAATATTAATTCTTGTTGGTCAGGTGTCATCATTTGTGAAATTATATCATAATTTGAACTATAATTTGTTGGAGTAACTTCTGCTGCGCTTGCTTCACTAAAAGGATTAATTGCATCAATCATTCCACCTACAATTCCTTTTTCTGGAATTTGAGCTTGAGTGTCAGCAATTTGTTTAAATTTTTCATAATTAGGATTTTGAGTAACTAAAGGAGAGTCTGGATTTTTTTCATATTGAGTTTTAAAACCACCCATACCCATTACACCTTCATACTGTTGTTTTTCAAAATCGGTTAATTGACCATACAAGTCATCAAATTTTATTTCAGCCATTAAACTAATCCTCCGTCCGCGAACCTTGGTGCGGGTTTTTGTATTCTTGTTAAAATTTCATCTGTGTAGTTATCCCAGAAAGTCATATCGTATTTTATGTCATTCATTTCTAACTCGTCAGCTATTTTTCTAATGAAAGCTTTTGGATCAAATTTAAGTTGTTCTCTACCAACATATCTCATCAACTCAAATGCTTTGTCTTCTTCCATTCCTTGTGCAATCAAGTCATCGATTACACCGTTGTTAATATCTGTTGTCATCGACTCTAATAAATTTCCAACTGACTCTCTACCCATCGGTCCTTCATTGTAACCCATACCTTTCCACCAATCTGGTCCGTAGTTTGCAATGTCGTCATCAAGTTCTGATAATAATTCTTGTTTTACTTTTGTGTCTGCTGCCATATCCGCGGCTCGCGCTAAACTGGTCGCGGCTCGTTTGCCTTCTGCGATATCTGGATTCCTTGCAACGTCCATGACGTCCTCATTCTTTATTCCCGCTGCGCGCATCGCTTTCATAAATTCTGCAACTTCCATTCTCTTATCATTTTGTATATCAAAGATCTGACCAGGTTCTCCTTTAGGGTATAGCGAACCGAGGCCTTGTTTTGATTCTTTCATTTCCATTAACTCACCAAAAGTTTCGTCACCTCTTAAAGTAGTTCCCATTTCTTTTGAAACTTTATCTGTAAAGGGTGTGTCTTTTGGAGTTGCATCTGTAGGGGATGTTCCTTTCATATAATCAGGATCAAAACCCTCTGCCGTTTCGTCTATTTCATCAAATGCTCTAGACTTTAAAGGTGTAACATTGGCTGGTGCAGATTTTGCAAACTCATTTAAAATAATTGATCTCTCTTCATCGGTAACTGACTTACCTGTTGTGTTAAAATAATCTGTGATTACATCCTGAACCTTTGCAGCCCCTGATTTAATATCATCGCTAAATCTTAATAGTGTCTGTAATAGTATTCTGTTCGCCATTAATAATACGTTCTTTCAGTTCGCGGCAATGCTTCATCTTTTTCATCTTCAGGGTGTCCTATAAAACCTCCCTGTCTGAAGCGCATTATCGCTTGTGTTGTACTGTCCACCAAATCGTCGTGATCTCCATACGGAAATGATGCACATTCTTCAATAACCTCTTCTGCGAATTTTTCGTCAGGCGCCCAAATCTGTCCCGACTCGAAAATCGGAGACACAGCGTTTACTCTAGCATGTTTATCGTTTCCTTTGCTAGGTGTGTAATTTATAACAGGAATACCCATTTTACGCAACTCATATGTAAGTGGTAGTCCAGATGCTTTAGATTCAATAATAACTGTTTCAGGTTGCCAATATCTATATTGTTCTAATGCTTCTTTACGAAGTTCTGGAAACTCCAGTCTATCTTTAAACGCATCCAATAATATCAGATTAGCAGGTGAGTCCTCATCTGGATAGAATACACCCCAGGTGGTGATTGCAGAATAGTCGGCTGTCTCTTTTTTTAAAAATGCTGTATCGTAACTTTGAATGATGTGTTGCAATGGTGGAATATATCCTTTGTCCCAAGTCTTCCACCACTCACGTTTGATTAGTGATCCTTCTTCTGCTGTTGGGTTTTGCATCCACTGCGCGTTCCACTTACCAATACTAATAGAAGCTTTGACACCTTCTAGTTCATCTAACTTCCAATACTCTGGCCAAACAGGTTTATTGCTTGGTAGTATTGCAGGAAACTCAATTATCTCCCACTGATCTGATTTCAATTCTTTTTGGTTCTTTAACAACATTCCAGTCAGGTCTTTCATATTCCATCTTGTCATTACCACAACGATCGCTCCACCAGGTTGTAGACGCTGACGTGGTCCTGATGTATACCAGTCATACGCACGTTCTAGTGCTGTCACATTCAATGCGTCTTGCTCCGAGTGTGGGTCATCGATAATAAGTAAGTCCGCACCACGGCCCGTGATTGCTGAGCCAACACCGGCTGCGTAGTATTCACCACCTTGTTCGGTTTCCCATTTACCAGCTGCTTGACTGTCCTCTCGTAGTCTTGTTTTAAAAACTTCTTTGTACTCTGGAGAATCCATTAACGTCTTTGCTTTACGACCGAATCGTATAGCGAGCTCCGTGGTGTGTGTTGATTGTATAATTTTTAGATTGGGTCTACGACCAACCATCCACGATGGTAGCAAGAAAGATGCAAACTCTGACTTCGTGTGTCTTGGTGGCATATTAATTATAAGTCTTTTTATTTTGCCATCTGCAAGCTTGTTAAATTTGTCAGCAATTTTTTTGTGGTGCTTTCCTTCAATGAATTCTGGCCAAACGTGTTTAACAAAAGTTAAAAAATCTTTGTGTACTTTTTCTTGTTTGGTTTTTTCATCTAGCTTCATTGCTAGTTTTAGAAATTCTTTCTGCGCGTCAGGTGGCAGCTTGTCAATGATTTCTTGTTTCATAAAATTTTTTGCAGAATTTTTTTCACTTCTGTTTTATTGTCATTTGGTTTTTATACCATATCTATGTCTAAATCAAACCGTAAAGGTGAAACGTCTGGGACCCCTTTTTGTTTTGGGTGGGTGGGCCCATAGTTAACAAGCAAAAAGCCAAAAAAAAATGGACCCCTATTTCTAGGGGTCCATTCTACTTGTTTAGAGTTCTGTGATTAGTTAGCCCAAGTATTAAGGGCATCTTTTTGTATAACTATTGCCGGTCCAACAACAAAGTCATCGTAGCCAAATGCATACTTGTCTTTTGTAAAGTGTGATCTCCATAATGCTGTCGCCTCTGGATTTAATGGTAGTCCCATTAACTTACCCTCCTCGTTTAATAATAGTAAGTCGCCATTTGGAAACTGCACACACTCAACCATACCACCTACAAATTTAGATACTGCCTTATAATCTGGCTCATCTTTTTTATCTGTGATTAGTTTGAATTGTTCTGCTGTTGTATTTACTGTTGTCATATTATCCTTTCTTGTTTATGTATGGGATATTATATTAATCCCATACATAGTCAACCTCTAAAAGAATAAAGATATAAAATTAATTAAATCAATTATCAGTTCCATTTATCCTTTGTATACTATTTGAGTTATAAGTTCCACCATTCCACGAGTCGTGAGTCGTTGTTACTTTTTGATAACCACCACTCTCTCGTCTGTGTCTGATGAACTCAATCGATCGACCTTGTTCAATGTTTTCCATATGCTCACTTAACCATTCGTTTTTACAACCTTGACTACAAAAATATGCGTCAGATTTAATTGGAGTCCAACCATATCTATTTGGTTCTGGATTGAGTGTTGAATATGCATAACGACCACGAATGACACCACGAGATTTTAGAAACCTATCCGTAGTCGGATAGGTATGACAATTAGGTCCTTGGCAAAAATGTTTATTGGGCATTATTACCCCCAACTGCAATAATTGTATATTGCCCTTTCGCAGTTCTATAACCCTCATTGACCAAGTCATAGTAAGTTAAAAGTTTATCGCCACTTTTAGAAACCCACTCTCTAGAAAGTTCTGTCCACTTTCCCTTTCTATATATTCTCTTGTTGTGTTTCTTGGCAAAGTAGCCAATCGTAAATGTGTCGTTTATTTCTAGTTTCATATTATCCTTTCTTTTGTTATGTATGGGATATTATACTATCCCATACATTAATCAACAACTAATTTAAACTTTCTTCATATTGTTTTCTAGCCAATATCTTCGCCTCTCTTGATTGATTTTTATTCTTCATACCTTTAATCATACTTGCTAGATTACTAGGGTTATAAATTGTAAGACCTGTTGAGTTAGTTCTAATTAGTTCTGCCTCATCAACTTGTATTCCAAGTTCTGTTGCAAGTTCAATACCCTCACTCAAATAACGATATGCTTTCAATCCAATCTTTAACTGATCGCATTGTTTAACAATCGTATCAATCCATGTTTGATGTTTAGCGACTAGATTACCTTTAGCAATTCGCCAAGTTTCAAATTGCTCATACTCATTTTTAGTACAAGCTATTGCTCTTGAACGACAATAAGAAGTTCCAATAACATCAAGATAGTATGGGTCATTAAAAGTTTTAGTCATGCCTGTACTATCATCACTACTATGATAACTATTACCAACTTTGCCGAGTGCTTTCATACAAGCCTCAACATTTTTTGTTTTGTGTGGATTATCTTTGTTTTCATTTTGTTGTGCAAAGATATCTGGGTTGCAATCCATAGCTTTTAAATCTTCTCTAAAATATGCAACTGCAAACTTTTGTCCGTCCTCACTACTATACTCACTACCATTTAGATTACCAAACAAACCAAAATCAAAATGAGATTTAGTTTCTTTGATATCTCCGTCCTCATCAGTATCTTCATTGTGTGCAAAGTAAAAACATTTATCTTTTGCAACAACATCACAAGGGTCGCCATATTTCTTTTTAAAAGTTTTAAGAACAGAAACATCTTCTGGTGGATATGATCTTTCAACAACTTGCTTTGCTCTTTTACTTGCATACATATATTGTTGATCTACTTCTTCTCTTGCCTGTAAGTATGCCTCTTTCTCTTGTGTGTCCTCGTTCTCAAAGACATTTTTTATTTTATTAAAGAGTTTGTTTCTTAACTCGGTGTTCATTCTTATTTTACTCATCTTGTTATCCTTTCTATTAGTTTTGATATCTGGGATATTATACTAATTGTTTTTATAGTCAAATCTTTTTTTGCCCATAGCTTATGTTTATTTCGTAGAAATAAACATAAGCTAGTAATCTTTGATTTTTTTATTTTTTTTAGGGAGGGTGGGCCCAAGGGCAACAAGCTTTTATAAATTAATTACTTGTAATTATCCCATAAGATCCTATATTAGTAATTCCATTATCAAGTTAAGTTAAACTACCTCTGGTAAGGATAAGACCTCGTTGGAGTGATTTCCGGTCGTTAAATTTGTCAATCACTCGCGGATTATTATTGGTCCTGGAAGATAGCCACTGGACCAATACTGATCCCTGGTCCATTTTATATGAGCCCTGTCCGGACGTTAAACAATTGTCACCGGGCTCTTCACTGGGATGGACCTGGGATCAGTCATTATTGACTGTGGAGATAAACACTATAACACGGTGGGCGGTAAAGGAGCTCCCGAATGTTACCTGAAAGCGTGGCCGGTAACCCCCCGCGTAGCATAGTGACTGATCATTATCCTTGAACCTAGAATTGTGAGCGCAAGCTCACAAGCTGGGATGGTGGGAGGGTGGGCCCGTAGGTCACAAGCATAAAAAAATTAAAAAAGAAGTTGACAGGCGCAACCAGCCTGATAGTATGGGATTTTATAACAACTAATAGAAAGGATAATATGACTAAAGAAATCAAAGCCGAATATTTACCAGGAGGCGCGAAGCGTCAGGAGATGCTGGACCAGGTCCCTGGTTACCTTGCAAGTCCCGGAGCGGATCAGGCAACGAAGCATCACTTCTGCCTGGACGTCTTGAAGCTCACAGAGACTGAATACCTGGAGGCCCTGAACAAAGCAACCAATGGAGGACTCGTTGAAGCGGCGTGGAATTAATAAAAATAATTTGTTGCCGTGGTTCCTGGAGGACCACGGCGCGTTGCCGGCCAGTTACCTGAAGAGCTGTCAGAAATTTTTTGATGGGCTCAAGCACTCAAGCGCAAAAGTTGACAAGCGGCCTGAACCAGGTTATAAAAAAATTAGAAAGGATAACATATGAATATAAAAGAAGCACAAAAGATAACACACACACTGTCGAAGCCTGGCAAGATGCCCGGGTTTGCGTACAGCACACCAGCGCACGAGTGCAAGACTGGCACAAAGTTACGAGCTGTAGCTGGCAGCGTATGCGCGAACTGTTACGCGTACGAGCGCGGCCGGTATAGATTTCAAAATGTAAAGGACGCACAATATAAAAGATTTGCAGCGCTCAAGCATCCACTATGGGCCACCGCGATGGCGTTACAAATTAATTCTAAAAAAGTGAAGTATTTCCGCTGGCACGATTCAGGAGATGTACAGAACCTGGACCATCTCAACAAGATCTATGAAGTATGCAGGCTGTCACCTGACGTGAAGCACTGGATGCCGACGCGCGAAGCGTGGGTGAAGGATCACCTGGCCAGCTGTCCGGACAACTTGATCATTAGGTTAAGCGCGCCGATGGTGGACCAGGCAGCCCCTGAGAGCTGGCCGCACACATCAACGGTAGTTACCAGCGGCAGGACTTGCCCGGCCCCGGATCAGGGTAACCAATGCAAGGACTGTAGAGCTTGCTGGGACAAGGACGTCAAGAACATTGCATACGGCGAACACTAATGCACGTATTCAAACATCCAAAATATTACGAAGAGTTCAGGAAGCGAGCCAAAAGAGAACAAGCCCTCAAGCGAGCAAGCGAAGGGGGGCGGGTGGGCCCGAAGGCCACAAGCTCACAAGCTAACAAGCCCGCAAGCGATCAGGCGTCAAGCGGTTCGCGAACCAACAAGCGCTGAATGTGGTCCCAATCATTCATTGCGAGGGAAGGTGTCTCTCGATGGTCGACAAGCAGACCGTGGATCGCGGAAGACTCATAAAGTTTTACGTTCCCTTCAAGAGGCTCTTGAAGGAGGATAAAGTTCCGATTAGTTCTGGTTTGATGAAACAATTTTTGGTGGGGGCTAAAGCTTATCTTTGGGCCTCTAGCTATCTTCATCTCAACCATAAAAAAACCACAAGAATCTTTATATCCCAATAGATCAGGCACACCAAAGGATGCCCAAGACTCCAGTCTTGTCCACTGGATTTTAGGTGTATTTTTTTTAATTAACTTCCAAAATTTGCTCTCTGGTTTCACCGGAATTCCTGCTTGATAACTACACTAAATTACGGTAAATTACAAGCATGACACAATCCAAAAGATTAACAGAACAACAACGTAAATTTGCAGAATTGCTAGTTTATAATGAGGGAAAGATGTCACCAGCAGAGGCTGCTTACGAAGCAGGCTATAAAACTAGAGCCCGTAAAGCTGCGGCAGAGATGCGTAACCCAAAATACTTTCCATTAGTTGTCAGCTATATTGGCGAATTAAGGGCAGAAGTAAGGGAGAAATATGGCATAACTTTTGAAAAGCATGTCACAGAATTAGCACAGATAAGAAACAAAGCATTAGAAAACAAAGCCTGGAGCGCTGCTGTAAATGCGGAGGTGGCCCGTGGTAAAGCAGGTGGTTTGTATGTAGATCAAAAATTAGTTATGACAGGTAATATAGATAATTTATCTGCAGATGAGATTAAAGATAAACTTAAAAAGATTTTAGATGATAACAAAGAAATAATTAATATTACGCCTGAAGATATCGAATCAAGTACACTAGAATTGCAAGAAGAATCCAACCTTGATTCCCATTCACAAAAGAATTAATTTTATTTAATAGTTTTCTTGGTGACTTTTTTACTAATGCCCATTTGTCTGTCACTCCCTCGTATAGTTTTGCCATTTAATACTCCTTGTGGATTTGGCCCACGCAATGGTGGTAATTGATCCCATTTTACGTTAGGCATGTTTTTAGTCAAGGTTTTATTTTTCATTTATTTTTTCCATTTTAACTATACACCCTTTCGGAAATACATTTCTATCACTAAATAGTTCATCATTCTGCTCGTAACTAGCAAATGTTCTTACATTCTTTTTATCTTTGTTAAGTAAATATGCATGAGTAATCATTACAGAAGGCATAAAACCCTCTGCTGTGTGTAAGTCTGCATGCCCGGCATCACCTGTGATGTCCAACCACGTGATTTTGTAGAAATAATATCTTTTCTTCTTGATCACAACAGATTTATATTTAGATTTCTTTAGTCGTCTCATATCAATCTTATACTGTATAGGGAGATTTTTGGGCAAAAAAGTTTTCTAAAATAAAAAAAAGGTCGCGCGCGTCGAGTAGCAGACTGTGCCAGGCTGTGCCAGACCCCTTGGCACACTATTATTCGCCTATGCCAACACTTATAAGCCAAAATAGGGGTGTGCCACCTGTGCCAGAGGTTTTTTTTACTTTTAAAAAAATAAAATTGCTCCAGAATTCCACTATACATTGGCACAACTACCTATCTTTTAGCCCCATTTTCGTCACAAATGCAATACTTGACGCATTTGTGCCATAATTGATGATTTTTTTTACTCCTGGTCCTTGTATTTCAAGATCCGCGTACGGTTTCCATTGTTTACGTATCAGATTTAGTTCTAAAATCAGATTCGACCATTGTTTGGGACTTATGTTTTTCCCGACTATAGTTACCTTTTTCATAATCAATACACAATTTACCCTCCAGATGGTCCATCTCGTGCTGTATGCACCTGGCCTCCAGATTGTAAAATGTCTTCTTCTCCTCCTTTCCATTCTCATCTTGGTACTTTAGAATAATTCTAATGTGTCTCTTTACATCTCCGGTCTTTCCTGGAGCTGACAGACAACCCTCATTATCACGTAATGTTTCAATAGATTTCTCTAAAATCTCTGGGTTAATAAATACTTTGTAGCCACTCTGACTACGTGAGCAATCCATAACAAACATACGTAATTGATAACCAACCTGTATTGCAGCCAGACCTATACCATGGTGTTGGTACATAGCTTTTGCCATAAATTTTATGAGCCTACTGGTCTTATCATCTAGTGGAAAAGGCACGGTATTGCTTGCTAATCGCAAAAATACGTCAGGATACTTGACCAATTCTATATGCACGGGACCTCCACGCTAGCTTCAGCCCCGTTCCCTAGGGATTCATTAAACACCATGATTGTTTTTAGGCCCTGTATATGTATGTGACCTAAACCTTTGTAGGTTTTCATGTTTTAAAATAATTCTTGCTGGTTCTGGAGAACCAATTAATTTATTTTTTTCTAACGCTATAAATCTAACTTCTTCCATATAACCATCTTTTGTTTCAATATAAATCGGACAATCAGATATGTTAGTGCCTTTCTCACCATCAGTGAATTTTCCCAAGATCTGCTGTAAGTCTCTTATTCTCATCTATTTTTCCTCCTATGTGTTTTACTAATTCGTACCATTTTTTTCTCCACATCTCTTTCATTTCACCATTTGTTTTATGATACATCTTAGCAATATTATCTAGTCTTCTCATTTCGATGTTTATAATACTCATCTACCCTCCTTAAAAAGTTGTGTGCATATTTTTTAAATTCTTCGCCCTCAACAATAAACTCTTGATAATAATTATCTTTACTACACATCATCACAACACCTTTTGTAATCTGGGTATTAAATAAAATATTATGTGCCATAGCATATGCTGATAACTGCATGAAATAGTCATCAATCCATTCTCTACGTTTTGGTTTATTGGTTTGTTTGAAGTCTATGATTGCGTCCTGTCCTTTATGTATTCCAACCAGGTCTGTCTGACCTGCGTACAGTCCAGGATAATATAAGGTACACTCTGTACCATAAAATTCTGTAACGTTAGATAGTCCGCTTTGTATAACTTGTGTTGCCATATTATGTGCTTGTTTACCAACAGATGTTTCATCTAGGTAACCTTCATCTAATATATACTTCTCTAATATCTTGTGCATGGCCGTGCCCCTCGCTGCAGATTCATCCACGATCCGCGCCGCATTATCCTCGCCCATCTTCTCTCGCCACGCTCTCAACGATTCGCGCTTCTCGGCTGACTGTGTGATATCAAGTATGGTGGTCACCGAAGGTAACTTTTCTTTATCAAACACATAGTGCCGTTTACCTTCTATCTTCTCACGTTGGGTCTTTGGGTATCTATAACTATTATTTCTTTTCATAAATTATTGCTGCCTGTCTGAGATCCACATTCTGTAATGATTAAAATCTACTATGTTATCTTTTTTTTGTATGGTTGAATAATGCTCTATGACTTGTTGAATCTTACCTAACTTTACGTGAGCAAATGGAAACAATATACAACAGACGTGAAAACAATCTCTAAATACACAACGCCACCTGTATTGCATCTTGTGTCCATTCTTTCTAGGTTTTTTATTTAATGTACCACAACCTAGAACTTCGTTGACCCAGACTAAAACAGATCTATCGGTCATTGCGATCTCCATCGAGATTCTCCAACAGTCATAGGTCCCTTTGGCTTTCTTTTCTTTGTATTTTTTATAAGTGATAGTTCCTTCGCCATCAAATAGTCCTGCAATGTATGCAGCTTCGGCCTCTGTCATTTCTTCTCCTTATATAAAATTTCTGTCTTATCATTGTAGCCATCATAATAATAACCTACAACTTCTTTACGATTATATTTCTTTTTACTTTCTACTTTTCTTTGTCTGTATTTTGGTGTTCGAAGGTCTTTGGCTACAGGATTCTTTTTCACTGTAGCCTCGCCGATGTTACCATTGCGTTTAATTCCTCAAGTGTTGGTTCTTCTAACGGAAGTTCTCCCTCTGATTTACATTTATCACATTGTACAATCATATCATAAACTTTGTTATAACCATTACCCTTACACTCTGGGCAAATGTATTTGTGATTAGCTACTTTTACTTTTGCCATTTGCTTTACCACCTTTGTTATCTAAAAAAAATCTAATAAGTCTACCGATCATTTTAGATCTGGTCCTATTAGTTTTTGTTGCAAGTACACCCAATTGTTCCCAGTCTGTTTTGTTAACCGACAACGATTTATATTTATTTGGATCTGCCATTGTTTTCCTTTCTTTTATTTGTTCTTCTCATATATGGGAATTTACAATAATAAAACAAGTCTTGCAAGTATTATTTTTTTAATGTAAAATTGTGATCTCTTCTCACACCTTTTGTTTGTTCGTCCCTTTCTTGGGACGGACAGACAGTTAAGCTTCTATTTTGCCCTCATCTTTTATCGGAGTGCACCTGTATTGTGGGTATAATTGAGATTCTATTATCATTTCTCTAGGAAAAATATCGTCACCAAACAATAGATCATAAGACTCACCTAACCCGTGTTGTACACACTCATAATAATTATCTTTTATCTTTGGGTATTCAGGAGGGGTCCTGCATTCGCTCTCTATTGCAGAGCAGATATAAACTACTAACATCCATTTCATATTATTTTCCCTGGCCGCGATACTTCTTCCAGGAACGACGCTTTGATTTATTCATTTTACATTTACTTGGAGTACGTCCAATCGATGTCTTATGGAATGTAGCCTCGTGTCCTACAAAATCTTTAAATTTTTTCGCCATCTTCGTCCAACCATTCTTTTACAAATGGTTTTGCATCCTTTGGTGCTGTTATAACAGGTAGATAAGTTATCTTACCATTTACATGTTGTTCTAAATCTGATCCACAACTCATACACCTAAAAAAATCTCTGTCAATGCCCACTAAAGTTGTAAACTGATCACAAGTTGGACATTTACCATCAACGACTTCTGCTTGGAATTTTATCTTTTTAATCATTATTCTATTATCAAAGCTTTAATATATTTTCTACCTTGGTACAACTCTATCTTTGCCTTACCTTTATAACATTTGTAGGATACAGACTCACTAAACTGTCTCTCCGCGTGGCGCTTGCCCCGAAGACATGCGGCCATATTTTTTTGCACCAAGTGCTCCTTGATCTCTCCGTTTACAAACATCAAAAGGGCCACCACATACTCAATCATAATATCTTACCTTTGTTTTCACCTTGCTTGATAACATATTTTTGTGTACCATGTTTGCCAGTTTCTACTTCTTTTTTTAATTCTTTAGCTAGACTCATAGCTTTGTTTTCTTTGTTTATCTGTTCTATGTGATCTAACACTTTTTTAGTGACTCGTCCCGTTGCCATTGTATTTAATCTCTCTGTTTGCATCTTTTAATTTCTCGATATCATTGACCATTTTTTCTACTTGTTTTTGTAAGAATTCTATGTTGACTTTGTTTAAAGCCATTGAGTCGATATGTTGATTCAAACGATCGGTGGTCTTGTACAAATCCTCGATCATCATGTACTGCTCAGAATCCGCGGGCAATGTACCCATCTGTCCTCGTGGCCATTTGATTCTAAACTCTGAATTTAATTCCATATCTTTTGACATTAATTCTATCTGTGTGCTGTGTCTGTTAAGTGTCTCATGCAATCCAAAATAAGCCCATGTTCCAATCGCGACCATCGCGATCAAACTAGCTACCGTCTTCATCGGCATCTGCACGGCGGCCTCCTCCGATATTCTTAATGGTTTGTTAGTAGGCACTTGGTCCTCCACACAAAGCTAATAATGTTAAAAGAACAATTAAAATTCCTGTAAAATAATAATTCATCCTGGCTACCTCTATTGTCATAACCAAACATATTACACTTATTCTGTCTCTTTGTCCTCTATTTTGTAGAACATTTTGTCCGTATCTTCCGTAATCCAACCTTGATTCTCAACATTCCACTCCGTAGTTTGAACCTTATAGTCTGGTATGTCGTCTCTAGTGGTAAAATTACTAATATTCCAAAGGATACGATTGTTAGGCTGAATAGCATAATTCCCGTTATCAAGAGCAAGAACGTGTCCACACTTATGCTCATGAGGAATCTCACTGTGTTCAGTGTCAAGTATATTACCTTCAGGATGACACCAGTCAATCGTGAATAGATACTCACCAAAATATTCTTTTTTATCTTTTCCGAAATATTTACCGCGTTGTGATGTTAGATAGCCAAACATATGCACGCTAGGATAATAGCTGAAGCTATTCCACAATTGAAGCGTGTCGACCGGCATATCAGGCACGTTGGTTCTATCCAAATCTTTTTGGAAAAACGCGCTAATAGGCAATCTAAAAAAGACCGCACCGTTCGGTAACATAATATGAAATAATGTTGCGGCACCTGCCATACTTGTGAGACCGAAGACCACACAGTCTTCACTTTCTCCGTGATGTTTTTTAAAGTCATAAAGATACTCCTTCCTTACTTGACAATATTGAGGTGGTATGTCTGCATTTAATAAAGCCATTACTTAATATCGCCCCAATTTTCTCCTTGTTCATAATCCACTTTGTTTGGAACTTTTAAATCTACTGCGGACTCCATTATGCTTATTATTTGTTCTGCTTTTTCTGGAGATTCTACAGAGATATCCACTTCATCGTGAATTTGTATGTGTGGTATTATACCATTTTCATATAAAGCTACCATACTTTTTTTAGTCATATCTGCTGCACTTCCTTGTATTAATTTATTTAAAGCTTTGTACGTAAATGCACGTTTCAAAGGCTCATCATATTCTTTTCGCGCTTGTTCTAGCGGTAAAGGTTTAAATACACCAAATTGAACAGGTTGCCAGAGATCGAAATGACACGCCCTACCTAACAAAGTTCTAATCTTACCACGATCATTTGCTTTACGAGATACATTGTCCATCAATTGTTTTACGAATGGTGCTTTAATGTGATATTGTTTTATTAATTTTTCTGCAGATTCTTTCATTAATCCTAACTCTGCCATTAATTTATTTTTACCCATACCATACATTAAACCAAGATTAATTGTTTTAGCTTGCTTACGTTCAATGCCCGCCATATCTGCAACAACCTGGTGGAAGTCTGCATCACCTTGATTGTATGCATCTACAATTTCATCTACACCATTTAAGTTTTGTAGTTTTGCGTAGTGCACTAAAATTCTAGGTTCTTGTTGTGAGTAGTCAAAAGATCCCCAGGTAGTATTTTCTTCTGGAATAAATATAGATCTAATCATTGGTCCTAGTTCTGGATGTCTTGCTGGTATTTGTTGTAAGTTTGGATTAGACATACTAAATCTACCAGTGACTGTGCCACCTGCATCTGATCTAATTTGATTTATATCTGCGTGTATCCTACCATCAACTGCGTGTTTAGTTATTGAATCAATAAATGTACT